GTGCCGAAGAGCTTGGCGTAGATGTCGGTGATCTTGCGATCGACGATGCCTTTGGCCTCGGCAGCCTGCAGCCCCAGCGCCAAGCTGATGTCGCGGTTGCTACCCTGCGATGCGCCCACGCGCATGCTGTGCGCTGGCTTGACGTTGTAGTCGGCATCGACGTCGACATACGTCATCGTCAGCTGCGCCGGTTGCTCCATGTCGTAGAGCATCTTTCTGGCGAACGGCTCGGCACCGCTGTCGGCACTGGCAGCCGCGCCCAATTCGGACCAGTCGATGGTCAGCACCGACGTCTTCTGCTCCGGCTTGTAGTACAGCTTGTCGGACAGTGTGGCCGTGAAGAAATACGCCGGGGCCAGGATGCTCTCGAAGATCTGGCGCAGCGGGGAAATCTGGCTGATCGACAGCGCACGCACGGGCGTGGTGATGGTCGACAACGCACTGGCGCTGTACAGGGCACCCGTCATGCCCGCCCGGTCGGACAGCGCCTCGACCACCGACTGCAGCGTGGCCGGCGTGCGCGGAAACACCGTCGTCGTGACCGGCACCGAGCCGTAGTAGTAGCGCAGGTCCTTGAAGTAGTAGCTCGACACGCCGCCGAAGCCCCAGGCCAGCACGATCAGATTGACCACCACGCTGGGACCGTTCAGGCGCGGGAACACCGCACGCCGAACCAGCACATCGTCAACGTAGAACGCGACGTGCGCCTCGTCGGCCTCGAAGACGATGCGGTAGTTGGCCGTGGTCGGGGTGTACGGGCAGTTCTCGGTTATCGATGTGCCGCTGGCTGTCGTCGTGACGTTGGTGCGCAGCACGATTGCATCGCTGACCATCCGGTGCGAAAAGCTCGCCGTGTTGCCGGCCAGATCGCTGACGGTGATGAAGCGGTTGTCATTGCGCGTTCCACTTCCAGAGACCGACAGGATCGTGGCATCGACCATCGCAGTTACATCGACGCCCGGGTGGGTCACGTGCAGCAGCTTGCTCGACGCATACTGCACGTCCGTCGACGTGCTGGGCAGGCTGACGACCCTGGCCCCGTTCGTCGCATCGAACGACCACTGCCCCGCGTTGGTGTACGTCGCCGTCGCAGCCGGGCTCACGATGTCAGCCTCGTTCGTCGTCAGCGGCGCATACAGCAGCGACGTGGCGTAGGCTGTGCCGCCTCCGGTCACGCTGACCTCGAACGTGAGGTTGCGCATCGTCCCGTTCGAGCCCAGCTGGAAGCCCTCGAACGCGACCGTGCCGCGCCCACGGTTCGCGCTGGCGAATGCGGTGCCGACGTCGGCCTCGTAGGTCGGGTCTGGCATCTGCGTGGCCGAGCCGGTGTACACGGTCATGCGCCGCCACTTCTCGGTCGTGGCGCTGGCGCTCAGGCTGTCGGCGGTGGCATCGTCGGCGGCGGTGTAGATCAGCTTGCCGTCTTCCCAGATGCGGCGCACCCCGGCGATCTCGTTGTCGCTGAGCAGGATGATGCAGTCGAATTCGTAGGTCCAGGTCGTGCTGCTCGCGCTCGGCCCGCCCTTGCCGACTTCCTGCGTGTTCTTGATCGCGCGGCGCAGGCTCGAATAGATCATCTGCCCAGCGGTGCGCGGGTGGCCGAACAGCAGCGGGATCGGCTGCCCGTATTCGGTGCCGGTGACGCGCCCGTCGTCGAGCTTTGGGGCGACCGACTTCTGCGATGGAGCGAAGAGCGCATTGCCCAGCGTGCTGACAGCCAGACCAGCGAGCGCGCCGCCAATGCCCGGGAAAGAGGCCGTGACCGCAGCACCGGCCGCCGCAATGATCAGTTGAGCCATCAGCCCACCCCCGGCAGGCGAAACGCTGCAGCGAACCGCATGCGCTGAGAGAACAGCAGCCGGGTCTCGACCACGCGCATGGTGCCCGGCACCGACGAGGCATGCACGATCGACAGCCCGCCGTGCACGTAGTCGCAGGCGATGCCCAGGTGCCCCGGGTGCTCGTCATAGACCACGGCCACCACGTCGCCGGGCTGCATGTCGGCCTGCTCGACCTGCGTCATGTACTGCCGGCACCAGCGCAGCAGGCTCACGCCATCGGCCTCGCGCGGGTACGCCGTGACATCGAAGCACGGCGGAACAATCCCCAGGTTGCGGGCCACGCAGATGACGACGCCGGCACAGTCGATCGCCACGCCGGGCAGCCGCGCCTGGTGCTGGAACCTGGTGCCCACCATCGAGCGGGCCTCGGCCACGATATCGGCTGCGGCAATCATGCGTCGGGCTCCGCTGCTGCGGTCAGGTCATCGGTGGTCGGCCGGTGCGGTTCGCCCTGGAAGTTCAACTGGTTGGAGAACTTGCCCGAGCAGTCCTCGTTCATCCGCTTGCGGCAGCCGGCCACGATGCTCAGCGTGTCGCCGATCTGCACGGTGTTGAACATCGCCAGCGGCAGCGTGATGACACCGCCTGCAGCATGGGCCTGCACCTGCACGACCAAGCCGCTGTTGAGGCCACTGGTCCATGTGAGCACGCCCGCGCCGAAGTAGTCGGCCGCCTGCACCAGCGCAGCGGCCGTGAATATCTGGTTGCTGGTCACCGCGGTGACGGTGGCGGTGAACGTGTACGTGGCCGCCGTGAGCCGGCAGCGGTTGTTCTGGTTCGCCGCGGGGAAGTCCGCGAAGTTGGCGCGGCAGGTCTTGGTGCTGTTGTTGCCGATGGGCTGCTGCAGCCACACTTGCAAGCCAAGCAGTTCGGCCTTGATGGTGGCCTGGCCGATGGTGATCTCGCCGAACTGGCCGGTCATCAGCACCTCGACGCCGTTGGCCGGGGCCAGCGGGTTGAGCCGCATGATCTGGAAGGTGGACCCCTTCCATCGACCGCTCAGGATGTCGGCGTGCGTGAACACGCTGCCGTCATCGGCGGTAGTCAGCTCGAGGTTGTCGACGTTGAACCCGGCCGACGTGGCGATGCCGCTGACGTCGAGCCCCTGCGCTGCGCTGTACACCTGCGCCGTGATGGTCATGTCGCGGTCGAACGATGTCATGCGGTACACGGTGGCGTCGGTGCGCTCAATGCGCAGCGCATAGGCCCACATGGCCGCGCCGGCAGCGTAGTCAGCGGCCAGGCCTACGGGGATCGTCTTCATGCGATGGCCCTGATCTCTTCGAGCTTGATCGCCTGGCTGACCACCAGCAGGTTTGGCGCAGCGCCTTCCAGCGTGCTGACCCAGGCATCATCGGTAAACGTTACCGGCAGATCGAACTCGCCAGTGCAGGTGTACGTGTCGCCGCCGACGTGCCCGGTGACGGTGACCTGCCCGGTGGTCGTGTCGGTCGTCACGGTGGCCGTGCTGGGTGTGCCGCCCCGCGTGCGCGTGACGACCAGGCCAGCCACCGGCTTGTAGATCGGCCGCAGCACCTCGACACCCCTATACGAGTGCACCCGGTTGATCTGGTAGATGCTCCCGCTGATGAGGGTCAGCCGGCTGTTGCTGGTGGTCAACTGGTAATCGCGCCAGTCGCGGAACAGAAAGCCGGCATATGGGGTGAACATCACCACGTACCAGATGTCGAGGATGGCCTGGTAGTCGGACGCCCGCCGGATCGCGTAGCTCACGTCGAACGTATGGATCGGTGCGGATGCGGTGAAGCCCTGCACCAGCTTGCCTCCGGGCAGGTAGGTCTTCGTGCGGCCGGGCACAGACGGCCCGCCCTGCGCGCCCTGCTCGATGCGCTGGTTCAGTCGTTGGTGGAGGAAGGCCATCAGGCAAACCTCGCCATGGCACGCTGCAGGCCGAGCCCGGCCTCGACCGCGACTTGCGACCGGGTGCGTGCGTCGGACTCACCAGAGAAGTGGAAGTGCTGTTCCACACTCATTCCACCCGCACCGCGCCCACCCGCCGCCGGGTTGAATTCCTTGGGCACCACAGCCTCGCCCTTGTGCAGCAGCGTGATCATGTCGCGCTCGAGCAGGTTGCTGCCGGTGGCCGCGCCGCCGCGCAGGCTGTTCGGCAGGATGACGCTGGTGCCGTTGATGCCGCCGGTGTTGCCGTTGTAGTTGCTGCCGCCTCCGAAGTAACTCAGGCCGGCATTGAACAGGCCACCGAGCAGCCCGCCCCCACCGCCTCCACTGCTCTTCAGGTCACCGAACAGCGCGTTCATTAGTTGAGCCGCAGCAGCCTCGGCCACCATGCGGTTGAGCATCTTGGTGAAGCTCGCGCCGATCGACTTGAAGTTGCCGTCGAGGATGTTGGACAACTCCTCGCCGAGCACGTCCTGAATGTTCTGCGCCGCCCGGGTGGTGAAGTCGTCCACTTCCTTGACGACCGTCTTGGCCTCGCCGAGCTTCTCGAACTCGTCGTTCAACTGATTGACCTTGCGCCCATAGGTGTCGGCGCTGATCGCGTTCTTCTCGTACAGGTCGCGGATGCCAGCCAGATCGGCGTCGAGCTTCTCGCGCGGCGTGCGCGTGGACTCGAAGACCGCTTCGCCGGCCGACTTCAGCTTTTCCTGCTCGGCTCGAAGCTCGCGCACCTGTTCGGCCTCGGCGCGCAGCTGCTCGGTCTGGCGCTTCGATGCGTCGATCTGCGCCGCGATGTCGAGCAGCGGCTGTGCGCTCTCGCCCTTGGCGAGCTTGAGCCGGCCGGCCTGTATGTCGGCCAGCACGGTCTCGGCTACGGTCAGATCCTGCGTGCCTTGAAGCTGGCGCTGCAGGTTCTCGAGATAACGCTGGGCGTCGGTCAGGCGCTCCTTGGCTGCGGCAGGCGTGCCGCTCGGCTTGCTGGGGACAGTCAACGACGGCTTTGACTTTCCCCGGCCCTCGTTGCTGTAGTTCGACGTGTCGCCACCAACACCCAGGCCCAGAATCCGCTTCTCGAGATCGTCCAGTTCCTTGCGTGCCTTGACCGCGTCGGCCTTGACGGCATCGCTGATCGCGCTGAACCCGGCGAAGTCGAGCCGCGCCAGGGCTGCGCTTTGTGCTGCAATCGCACCGATCTCGCGGCCGGTGGTCGTCAGCACGTAGATGACATTCGCACCCAGCACGCCGAGCGTCTGCAGCACGTTCTTGACGCCGCCGATGGCCGCGCCCAGAAGGTCGAACCCGCCCGCAGCGTCCTGGCTGCTGGTGGTCATGGTCAGGATGGTTGGCAACAGTTCACTCACAAAGGCGCGGCCGGCGTCGGTCGCGTTCTTCTGCATCTGGAACAACTGCTGGTTGAACTTCTCGGCCTCGGCTGCCTGCTCGGTGGTGACCGTGGCATTGATCTTGCCGGCTTCGGCCAGGTCTTTCAGGAACGGCGCGAGTTCGCGTGTGCTCTTGCCGAGCAGCGCCATCTGGAACTGCCCCTTGCTGGCACCGTCTGCGAACCCGCCCAGCGCCGTGGCGACTCGCAGCAGCGCATCGGACGGGTCGAGCCTGCTCAGTTCGCCGACGTTCAGGCCCAGCTGCTTGAACAGCGCCGCAGCGTCGCTGGTCGGGTTCTGCGCCTCGAGCAGGTTCTTGTTGAGCTTGAGAACCGCCGCACCCACCGTGTCGATGCTGGTTCCGGTGCGTGCGCCGATGTCCTCGAGGCCGCTCAGGTTCTCGACGCTGGATCCGGTGGCATCGGCCAGGTCGTTCAGCTTGTCGATGCCGTCGACCACCTTGCCGAAGAACGCCGAGATGCCGACGACGCTGAACGCGCCGAGGATGGCCGGGCTCAGGCCGATGAACGACTGGTTGGTGGCGTCGACCTGCGAACGCACCGCGCCGAGGTTCGACTTCAAACCGGCGAACACGCGGGCCGTGCGGTCTTCGGCGGCCAGTACGATCTTTGCTTGGGTGTCAGCCATGGTTGCGGATGTGCTGCATCAGGTCGATCAACAGGTGCCAGTCGGGAACGTCATGGAGCGCGGCGTACATCGGCCAGACGGTCGGCTGCCAGCCCCCGCACCAGATGAAGCAATCGCGCGCCCGCTCGCTGGCCTCGCACAGCACCGGCTCGGTCGGCATGGCACCGCGCAGCCCCAGCCCGCTGTACCCGTCCGCATCGTCCTTGGATCGCTCCCAGGCGATGCGGTCGCTCAGTTTTTTGCGGCTGTATCCCGGGTGGCGTTGAATGCCTTGATGCGGCTGAACAGCGCCTTGCCGAGCTTGTCCGCCACGTCCGGGCTCTCGTCGAGCAGCAGGCCGACCATGGTGCGATCGAACGCGCACGTGGCGTCTGCCGGCTCAACATCACCGAGCACCCAGCGCAGCGGCACGTCAGACCAACCGAAGACGGCCTGCCGGAGCGACTCGCGTTCGACTCGCAGGGCCAGCACATCGTTGTCAGTCTCGCCGGGGTTGGCAGACAGCACGCGGGTGAGCGCAATGCGTGAATCCAGCCGGGTCGGAAGGCGCAGGTTGAACGATGCGCCTTCGATGACTTCGGTGAATTCACGTGCGGCTGCTGCTTGGCGGTGAATGTCAGCCAGATCCATCAGGTCGTGTACTCGGTGAAGATCGAGGCCAGGGCGACGTTGATGGTGCGCTTCTGCACGTCGTTGCCGGTCATGGCAGGCGCTGCGCTGACGGTCCACAGGCCAGTGCCGACCGCAAAGCCGGTGCTGCTGGGGTAGGCCATGCGCACCGGGTAGTTGGTGAGCGCAGCCTCGGCAGCACGCACCGTCGTCCAGTAGCTGAGCGACTGGTCGTCGTCGACCACCATGGCCGCGTTGATCGGGGTCTTCAGCGTCGGGAAGCGGAACTGCAGCGCCGAGTCGATGTACTGGCCTTCCTTGAACTGCTGATCGCCACCGTCGACCGTGAGGCCGTCGGCGTTGACCTGCTGGATGGCGACCCAGGTGATGATTCGGCGGCCAGTGCTGCCGACCCCACCGGCTGCCGGGTAGAGCGCCGTGTTGGTGGTGTTGAACCCTTCGAGCGTGATGTCGTTGGTCGACACGACCGAGGCGCGGAATACCCGGTTCGCAGCCAGCGGCCAGCCGCTGGCAGTGATCTCGACGTAATCGCCGACGACGATGCCGTGGCCGACGGCGAAGGTGGCAACGCAGGGGTTCGCGTTGGTCATCGCCGTGATGTTGGTGGCGGTGCCGAACGTGGCACCGATGGACGGGACGGTCCCGTTGACGATCTTGCGTGCCATGGTGGTGGCTCCTTAGAAAATGGTTTCCGGT